GCAACATTGATAAACTTTTAGATTTCAGCAACTGCAACATAGTTTCCTGGCCAGCATTGACATACTTAGTATCAGTCCAACCAAAACGCACGGACGCCTCACAGGGATTAGTCACATTGTGTAATGCAATTGGATCAAATACGTTTCCGCAAAAGGAAGCCGTGTTTATCGATTTAGGTATTTCTATTTTTATGTTTGCTCCTAAATCTCTATATTGTTGTTCTGTTGGTAACACTGTACATTTTACAATACCATCATCTCCTTCAAACTGTCCCATTATATCTTCAATTTTATTTCCTGCTTCAACAAGCACGAACATGGTGATCAGTAAATTCATGAGTCCATTTCCACACGAAGTGTTCATTTCCCCACTCATACGTTTAGCTTGCACCCTGCAAGTAAACTTTTTGAATTTGATGACATTAACAGCCATTAATTTATCAATTAATGACGTAATCTTTGATTTTTGAGGGTGTTTTTGTAGAGCAAATAAATAAACATAACGCTCTATGAGCAACAACTCTCTTACGAAAGTAGACTCATACTGACTGAAATCAGTACAAAATAACTTTTGAAACCCTTCAAGTTTTTCAAGAATGTGTTTGGGTCTGTCATTTACTGGAATTTTCTTAATAAAGTACTCTAGCTTGAACAACAAATCACCGAATACCTTAAAGAAAGGGCCCACTTCACACTTGAATTCATCTGACCTGGAATAAATCCCTCGCACATGCTTGGGACTTTCATAAGGTTCTCTTTTTATGAAAGCTGTAAAATCAGCCAATATTTCATTCTTCAAATTTATACGATTTTTAACGTCACGAAGTTCTTGACGGCGAGATTCTGTATATGGTGCATTATCGATCCACGTATCAAAATCAAACGATTCATCAGGATCTATTATTAGTTCACGGAGATATTTCTTGGTGAATCGTTTGACGAATCTCCTGAATCTACGTAGTGTTACAGGGTCTATAGGCGGCATCTCGGCCGCCACTCTCTTAGTCATTCCCGCCAGTTGGCTAGGTCCATGATCGACATCAGGAAAGGGCGCTGTAGCTCCAACAACATGACAACCTAGTGAAACCTGAACAGGTTTTCTATCGTCATCATAAAAGTTGGAGTGTAAACGCGTTACTATGAAAGTGGGGTCGGGTGTGGTATTAGCATCTAGCTTTATACCATACTCGGCAGGCCTATAGCCAAAAAGTAACTTCTTTAATGCACCTACAACCTTAAATTTGTAGCATCATAATAATGACGCCACAAAAATTCGGTTCTAAGTTTTAATCCATATGAAACTGTCCCTTCATATATTGAATCTAAATCATAAGACATTACACCAGGGAAATTCACAGTACATTGAGATCGGGTTGCAACCATAAGATTATTTCTGGCCGTACGCTGATCGGCTGTGAAGCCCAAAGTTTTTGGTGAGTGCACCTGAGTAGAAATTTCAGGGCAATGAAGTGTTATGTCTTCTTTGACATGCGATTCGTATAATGGGGAAAAGTCCACAGGTCGTCCTACTATATAATCCATTATCATCTTCGGAACTTTAAAATAAAAAATAATTTTGTTAACTCTTCTCATTCTCAAAGTCAAACTTCTGACTTCTTGAATAGAACTAGCAACCCGTTTTGGTCTTCCTGCTTGATGATGATCATTACGAACATCAAATCCAAAGACAGGCAACAATGAGTGAGTATTTGTTCTATACTGCATGCACACGGGTTCAAAAGCTTCGTCCATATTGTAGAAGAATTTTAAAACATCGATGAAACCACCATCCATAACATCGGCAACTAAAGGTTGATACTTCTCAACCGGGAAAACAAGGCTGATCCTGTTAGGCACATCAGCTGTTGGGAACATTTTTGAAGGTGCAATCTTACTTTCATTATCAATTTCTCTTTCTTGATGCACACCTTGTTCCGTAACACGAGTTTCGATCTCCACACCATGTGGAAAATCATAATCATCATACATTTCTGCGATCTCAGGGACCGACCTGAGGAATTTATTCATATTGTGGTCAGAATCGAAAATCTGACGCAACATCGGAGGGAATGATGATTCAACTACAGTAACATCAGTAGCTGACTCAGGGATTTCTTCAATGAAAACAGCCGCAGCGTCTGCAACCTCATAAGCAGGTTTAAACGTTTGGACGAAATCATTGTAGACCTGAGCTGGCCCGTCACTTAAGTAAGCTATAATTTGTTCTTTTAATTCTTGAATTCCACCACACAACTTGTCAAATTTCTTATTCAAAATTTTGTAGTAGTAATCAGTACGCTTACCCAACGCATCAAAATATCGCGTTGCTGTGGTTTTAAACTCTTGAATCTTATCGAAATGATTCAACTCAAGTCTATACTTTAGACTAGAC